AATCTATATTTTTTTCTCCTCTAATAGTATAAAGAATATAGCGTAAATGGGTGGTGGTCTTCTTCAATTAGTAGCTTATGGTGCTCAGGATGTTTATTTAACTGGTAATCCGCAAATTACCTTTTTCAAAGTAGTTTATCGTCGTCATACTAACTTTGCTATTGAAGCTATCCAACAAACTTTCAACGGTAATGCCGGATACGGTAATACTGTAACCTGCCAAATATCACGCAACGGCGATTTAATAAACCGTATGTATTTACAGGTTGATGTCCCTAAAAAGAAAGATCTTGATACCAAAACTACCAGCACATACCAAAATTATCTCGGGTTACGCTTAATAAAATCCGTTGTTATTGAAATTGGTGGCCAACAAATAGATAAGCATTATTCCGATTGGCTTTACATCTGGAACGAATTATCTCTACCTATCGGCAAACGCTATGCATATGATACTATGGTCGGTGCCGACAAAGATATATTAAATGGCTTAAACAACATAGATGAAATTCCTGATTCCTCTGTCACAACTCTATATATCCCATTTGAGTTCTGGTTTTGCCGCAATGTAGGTCTCGCGCTTCCTTTAATCGCTCTTCAATATCACGAAGTCAAAGTAAAAATAGATTTTGAAACTAAGGCCAACTGCATATCCATTCCCGCAGGCTCATTAACCGATTTTGAAGATATTAAAAATATCTCTTTATGGGCTGATTACATCTTCTTAGATACCGATGAACGCCGAAGATTCGCTCAATTATCCCACGAATATTTAATAGAACAGCTACAATTCACTGGCACCGAACCCCTAGTTGATGGCACCAACCGAATCAAGCTTAACTTCAATCACCCTTGCAAAGAACTCATATGGGTCGCAAAAGTAGCCCCTTCTTCCACGAATCTTAATAAAACCAGATGGTATGATTACACAAACTTGGACGTGGCAGACGACGAGAAAGCACTTGAGTTAGCTTATGATAAATCTGCAGCACAAGGAGGACAGCGTACATCAAACTATTTAGTTATATCCGATGTCAAACCTGCGACAAATAGCAACCCTTTTATTAATGCCATCCTCCAATTAAACGGCAACGACCGTTTTGCGGTAAGAGAAGGCGATTATTTCAATTATGTTCAACCCTTCCAGCATCACACCAACGTTCCCGTACACAATTCTATAAATGTGTATTCATTTGCCCTAAAACCCGAAGAGCACCAACCTAGCGGCACCCTCAATATGTCTCGTATTGACACTGCAACTTTGATGGTTAATGCTAAACCAGCTCCAACTAATAAATCATACCAAGGCATCAATATATACGCAGTCAATTACAACGTCCTTCGTATATTATCAGGTATGGGCGGCCTTGCTTATTCCAATTAAAAATATAATAAAGATATCATCTATAATAAAAATATAAAAGAGTCGTGTTATATAATTTCCTTTTTTTTTTCTCCTCTAATAGTATAAAGAATATAGCGTAAATGGGTGGTGGTCTTCTTCAATTAGTAGCTTATGGTGCTCAGGATGTTTATTTAACCGGTAATCCGCAAATTACCTTTTTCAAAGTAGTTTATCGTCGTCATACTAACTTTGCTATTGAAGCTATCCAACAAACTTTTAACGGAACTCCCAACTTTGGCAATCGTGTAACCTGCCAAATATCTCGTAATGGCGATTTAATACACCGTATGTATTTATCTGTTGTTAATTATTATTCGGGCACTAATGCTAGCGTATGTCCTTATTTCGGTCTCCGTTTAATAAACTATGTAGAAATTGAAATCGGTGGTCAAAAGATAGACAAGCATTATTCTCACTGGATGTATGTATGGAATGAACTCTCGCTTCCCATATCAAAGAAAGATGCCTATAAAAAGATGGTAGGTGCTAATGATATGCTCACGACAATAGGAACTTCTACTGCTGGTGCTAATCTATATATCCCCTTAGAGTTTTGGTTCTGTCGCAACGTAGGTTTAGCCCTTCCTTTAATCGCTCTACAATATCACGAAGTTAAAATTAACATCCTCTTTGAAACGAAAGAGAATTGCAGAGGTGCCTCTACTGATGTCAACCCCCTATCGTCTGTTTCATTATGGGTTGATTACATCTTCTTAGATACCGATGAACGCCGAAGATTCGCTCAATTATCCCACGAATATTTAATAGAACAGCTACAATTCACCGGTACTGAAAGTGTATCTGCTGCTGCAGCCATTAAACCTAAATTATCTTTCAATCACCCTTGCAAAGAGTTAGTCTGGTTCTGCTCTTCCGATCACACCTCTACTGTTGCCGATAAGCACGTAATTAATAATAACTGGGTTAATTATTCAAGTGCAGTTAATACCTACGGTCAAGCTTCTTCGGTATTATATACTCCTACAAGCGCAATTACTTCAGCTAATCCTATAAAATCTGCCAAACTTGTATTAAACGGCAATGATCGCTTTTCTGCAAGACCCGGTTCATATTTCAATTTAATACAACCCTACCAACATCACGAAAATATCCCCTCCAACCCCGGCATCAACGTGTATTCATTTGCCCTAAAACCGGAAGAGCACCAGCCCAGTGGCACTCTCAATATGTCTCGTATTGATACCGCCGTTCTCAATTTAGAGATTGATAAAACTGGTTCTAGCTACACAGTTGCTAATGATGGCAGCATTTCAAAGAATCTTCACGTTTATGCTGTAAATTATAATGTACTTCGTATATTGTCTGGTATGGGCGGCCTTGCTTATTCCAATTAAATTATATTATATATTTATTTATATATGTTGTTAAATTGCTATAAAGTTTCTTTTTTTTTTCTCCTCTAATAGTATAAAGAATATAGCGTAAATGGGTGGTGGTCTTCTTCAATTAGTAGCTTATGGTGCTCAGGATGTTTATTTAACCGGTAATCCTCAAATTACCTTTTTCAAAGTAGTTTATCGTCGTCATACTAACTTCGCTATTGAAGCTATCCAACAAACCGCTTCGGGAAGTAATTCACTAGGCTCTCGCGCCACCTATCAAATTACTCGCAACGGTGATTTAATACACAGAGTGTATTTCTACGGAAAATTAAGAAATACTAGCACTTCAGACAATATTGCTTTAGTTCCAAACGTTGGCCAAAGGTTATTGAAAACCGTAGAATTAGAAATTGGCGGACAACGCATAGATAAACATTATTCGGAATGGCTTTACATATGGAATGAACTTTCACTACCTTATGGCAAGCGCGAAGGCTACTATAAAATGATTGGTGCCAACGTAGAGAACTGCTGTACTAAATTGTCGGGGGCTAAATCATATGAATTATATGTTCCCTTAGAGTTCTGGTTCTGCCGTAATGTAGGCTTGGCACTTCCTTTAATCGCCCTTCAATATCACGAAGTTAAAATTAACATAGAATATGAATCTGGCACAAATCTTTGCGATACCAGTGCTACAAATTATTGTATAGAGAATGATATAGCAGTCACAGGTGTCACAAACAGCGGTTTTTCTACAGCCATTACTCTTGACGATCCCACTTTATGGGTTGATTACATATTCTTAGATACCGATGAACGCAGAAGATTCGCTCAATTATCTCACGAATATTTAATAGAACAGCTACAATTCACAGGCACCGACACTATAACTTCTTCTGGTTCAAATCCCGATGCTATGAAGAGCTTACGTATGAACTTCAATCATCCCTGCAAAGAACTTGTATGGGCTATCAGAAGTTCAACTGATGCAAACAAAGTATATTGGAATAACTTTTCAACTGCAAATGCTGATATTACTACCGGAACAAACACTTTCAATAACTATGTCATGTCTAAAAACCCTGTAATGCAGGCAAAAATAATGCTTAACGGCAATGATCGCTTCGCCACCAGACAAGGCGAATATTTCTCGTTAGTCCAACCCTATCAACACCACGAGAATACCCCTGATATGTACCACAAGGGCATCAACGTTTATTCGTTCGCCCTAAAACCCGAAGAACATCAACCAAGTGGCACCCTCAATATGTCCCGTATTGATACCGCTGTCCTATCTCTATCATCAAGAATTGCCGGTACTATCCACATCTTCGCGGTCAATTATAATGTTCTCAGAATATTGTCCGGTATGGGCGGCCTTGCTTATTCCAATTAAATATGATATCCGAAGACATCGCTGTGATATCCATAATACAATCTTTTCAT